CTCCAGCCCGGTGTTCGAGGTGTGGGCCAACTACGTCTACCTGGACACTGAGGAGCGCCGCCGCTTCGCCCAGAAGGGCCATGAGTACCTGATCGAGCAGATCCAGCACACCGGCGGTGACTCCATCACGGCCTCGGGCAACCCGGGCGCTCAGACGATCCGTCTGTCCTACAACCACCCGGTGAAGGAGCTGATCTGGTGCTACCAGAACACCGTGTCGACGGCGACCAACTCCATGTGGAACTTCTCCACGAGCGCGCAGAACGTGAACGTGACGTGCTCGACGCACCCCAGCGTGGTGAGCGGTGTGATGCCCCACGTGGTGGGCGCGCCCCACCTGTTCTCCAACATCGCGACCGGCTCCAGCACGTCGGGCACCCTGACCTCCAACATCGCCTGGGTCGAGGAGGGCTCTGCCCTGTCCTCGGGCGCGTCGTCCGTGGAAGTGGGTCCCCTGTACAACTTCAAGCTGGTGCTGAACGGCCAGGATCGCTTCAAGGAGCAGATCGGCAAGTACTTCAACCAGTACCAGCCGTACGTGTACCACTCCGGCACGCCCTACCCGGGTGTGTACGTGTACTCCTTCGCCCTGCAGCCGGAGGAGCACCAGCCGACCGGCACGTGCAACTTCTCTCGTATTGACAACGCCCAGGTGGCGATCAACATGAAGAGCGGCTACACGACCTCCCTGCAGCGCATGTTCGCGGTTAACTACAACATCCTGCGTATCCAGTCTGGCATGGGTGGCCTGGCCTTCTCCAATTGATCTTACCATATATATTTTCACATGGTAAGACTTGTAAAATATCAAAAAAAACTAAAAACGGGCTTCGGCCCCAAGAACGTTCAATGTTCTTGGGACCGGCTTAAACATTATCTTACTATTATGGTAAGATGGATACCCCCCAGCTCAAGAAGTGCTCTTGCTCCCGCGCACCCCAGGCATTGGATCAATTTTTGGATAAAAACAAAAAAGAAGTCGCCACCTGCCTCAAGTGTCGCGAAAAACAACGCAAGCATGATAAGAAACCTGAAAGGCGTGAAAAACATAATGAACTTCAGAAAGAAAAGGAATATTACAAGGAATGGCGGGCTAAACAGCTCGAAGAACGCCCTGAAGAGTATCGCAAACACAACAACGAGGTCAGCGGCGCGTGGCGTGGAGAGAACGCCGATCATTTGGCTCGATGGTATAGAACAAGTGTAAACTCGCGTCTCGATGCCCTGAAACGTGCAGCCGAAAGACGCGGCATCGAATGGCATCTCACGGATGAAGAGGCGAAATTGATGCTCGTAAGTTCCTGCATCTACTGCAAGCACATCGACCTTGAAGTTAGGGTCAATGGAATAGATCGCCTGGATTCGGACCAGGGGTACACCACGGATAATTGTCGCCCGTGCTGCAAGAATTGCAATTACATGAAGGGCACATTTGACCCCAGGACGTTCATTGACTGGGCCAAAAAGATCGCCCAGTGTGATATAGAGTTCCCTGAGGTTTCAAGGTGCGACGAGCACAAGAAGACTCACCGCTCCACAATCTGCCAATGACCCTTCAAGGCTGCAAACTCTTCCTCGATGACATGGGCTGTCAATTCAGGATCCGAACAGCAGAAGACGTCAAGGTACACCTTGTTGTCTTCGGGATATGTCCTGGCCGAGAAGCGACTCTCGGTCAGGACTAGGACGCCCGTCGTACCATGGGGTTCAAATTGGTGAAAAGCCTGGGCCACTACGTGGAACCCACACCTTTCAGCGATTCGCTTCATAATCTTTTCGAGATTGATCCGTCGTGAGACCCACACGCCCGTGATGCAATTTCATTTATAATTTCAAGGATTATTCATTTTATATACGATGAGGATCACAGCACCGACCAGGTACAGCATGCCAAAGTACATCTGGCCCGGCTTGGCGGACTGCTGGGTCCGTGACGCGACCATGTTCGTTATGGCCAGGGTCACCAGCAGGATGACGAATAGGACGAAGAAGAGCATGTTAAAGTCGGCCGTCATTAATATTGACAAGTAAAATAATGTCGGGACCCGAACTGATGCGCGAGGTGCGGAGCCGATTTCCAAATTTGACAATCGAAGAACTCCTGGATCAGGTCCGGGCTGAGATGGTCAATCGGTACGTCGCACACCTGAAGACGATCCAGGCGAATGCCGTCACTGAACTCATCACAGAGGCGCAGCGCTGGGATCTTTCACGAGAAGACGTGACTGGAATTATCCTGCAAATTTCAAAAACGTTTCCAGAGCCGATCGCATCGGAAGCCCTGGCCCTGGTGGGTGGGGACGGCGCCTGGAGTCTCTACATCGCTCGCCAAGAGCCTGAACTGCCGCGCGGCTGCTGCTTCAGTTTCCGTAGTTCGCCTTCGTCATCACGTTCCAATAGTACATGAGGAACAGGCCGCCGATCACCAGAGTCGTGGACTTGGCGACCTCCGGAGGGTTATTGCGGACTTTGTCCTCAAGCATGGGCTGGATACCGAACAGGACAAGCGCGAAGCCCAGCACAAGGGTAATGATATCGCTCAGCATTTAATACTTAAGGAGATTTTTATTTGTTACCTAAATGAACTTTGCGTACATAGATCCGGCGGGACTCCTGTCTGAGCTTTTAAGGGCGCCACCACCCGACGCCGTCCCCCCCGTTCCATGCGAACTCGACGAGCGCTGGACGGCGTTCGAGAAGACCCTTGGCGAATTTAAGGATGAATTTGCAAAAGGCCAAGTCGAGCTGGTCCAGTCACTGAGTGCACTCAATGAGAAGAATGAGGAAATCAACGTTCTCAGAATGTTGACGGATAACATAAATTCTGAAGCCTTAAAGGAAAAGATTGATGATCTTATACGACAATACGAATCCGATGAGGGCATCGATGCCCTGATTCAACAATGCGGGGAAGCGAGGGGTAGGGTGGAGGCGCAGAAGAAGGTGCTCTCGGAGACGAACGCTGACAGGTACGCCAAGTTCATATGCTTTGTGTGTATGGACCGCCACGTTGACCTTTTTTTCGACCCGTGCGGACACGTGATTTGTGACGGGTGCTGGTCACGCACCCAGAACAAACGCGACTGCCCGGGATGCAGGACTCGACTAGGTGGCGTCAAGAAGATCTTCACGATGAGTGCGTAAAATTGACATTATTTCTTTGTCCTTGTAATAACAGAACTGACTTTGGCGCAGTGGTAGCGCGTCGGATTGTAGCTTCGATCGTGAACGATCGTTGGCGAGGCTCCGCTGGTCGGGTGTTCGAATCACCCAAGTCAGACTCAGGTTCCATAGTATAATGGTTAGTACGTGAGACTCTGACTCTCGCAATGGGAGTTCGATTCTCCCTGGAACCTCTTGCTCCTGTAACTCAGTTGGTAGAGTGTGAGGCTGTTAGCGAGGCGAATCTTGTTCGCCGCGCCCGAGACCTCAAAGTCGCAGGTTCGAAACCTGCCGGGAGCGTTTTTTGAAGCGGCCTTTGGTCCCCGCTTAAAAAAACGCAACGTAAAAATAGAAAATGAACGTCCGCCTCGTTGACTCGATGGGGAGCGATGCCGCAATCGTGCAGGCCGCCCGCGTCTCGTACGGAACCGGAACCAAGTCTGTCAGCGACGATCGAGCTCTGATCCGCTATCTCATGCGCCACAAGCACACGACGCCGTTTGAGATGGTCGAATTCAAGTTTCACGTGCGTGCGCCCATCTACGTGGCGCGTCAGTGGCTGCGTCACCGGACTGCGTCCGTCAACGAGATGAGCGCTCGTTACTCCATCGTCGACACGGGCTTCTTCCTCCCCGAGGAGTTCCGTAAGCAGTCGTTGGCGCGCGGGCAGGGTGGTGAGGAGCCGTTCGGTCTCGGATCGGATGCGCTTCTACGCAAGCAAAAGACTTCGTGCGATCTCGCCTTCCACGTCTACGAAGAACTCATCGCCAAGGGGGTCTCGCGCGAACTGGCCCGGGCGCACCTGCCTCAGAACACCTTCACTGAATTTTACTGGAAAATTAACCTTCACAACCTTCTTCACTTTCTTCAGCTCCGTATGGACGACCATGCCCAGAAGGAGATTCGTGACCTGGCCGTACAGATCTACGAACTCATCAAGCCCATATGCCCCGTGACCTGTGAGGCCTTCGAGGACTTCCGGGTCGGGTCCATGACGTTGAGCCGTCTTGAGGTTGATGCAATTAAGAATGGAAATTCAACAATACCTGGAAAGGGTGAGAATCAGGAATTCAAAGAGAAGCTCGCGACTCTCAATATCGAACAGGACACTCCGCCCCCACCCCCACCCAAGTCTTTCTTTGGTCGGATCCTCATGTGTTTCTCAAAGGCTTAAAGTTTAAATTTAATTGTTAATTATGAAGCTTAAAATACCAGGTGCGTTGAGAGAGCAAGTATGGCTCGTGTGGTGCGGCGACCGGCTCTTTAAACACAAGTGCCTCGTGACGTGGTGCGAAAACGTCATGACGCCCTTCCAGTTTGAGGTCGGCCACAACATCCCTGAAAGCAAGGGTGGTCCGACAGACATCAACAACCTTCGGCCGATCTGCGGAAAGTGCAACAGGTCTATGGGCGACGAGTATACGATCGATGAGTTTTCAGCCTTGTCCGCGCCCCGTCAGGCTCGGCACCTATGGGAGTGCTTTAAATTCACACCGGCACCCGAATCCCGGCCGTCGGAATCACACTCTGCGTGTCGATGAGAAATCTCATCTTGTCCTGAGTCTTGCGCTGGAAGAACATGAAGATGAATACGATAAGGGGCAGGGACCGGAGCTCGCCGAGCTGAGAATGGATGTAGCCAGAGACGCCCTCGAGAGGAAACGGGATCTTCTTGATGAGCCCACGCGACATGTAAATGAGGGTGCCTATCAACGCAAACTGAACCGCGACTGATGCGAACGTCCGCAGTTTGGAATGCTTCTTGTTGAGAGGCGGAGTGATCTGGTCGAGCCAATGCGACGCCAGAAAAGCCAATATGAAACTTAGGGCACCGACGTACGCCACACCGATAAGTCGCACGATGTGAAGCATCTTACTAGTGTTAAAGAAAAAAGCACATGTCAGAGTGGGAAGCGAAAGCTTCCCACTGGCGCTCCAATAACATAACTGGTTAGTGTATCGGTCTTATGAAAATTGAATTTTCATGCAAGTGAGCCGAAAATCCGAGTTCGAGCCTCGGTTGGAGCAGTGGAACTTTGGTTCCTTCAGACTCTGTAGCACAATCGGATAGTGCACTCGCCTTCTAGGGAGAAACGTCGTTTCACCCGGTGCCAGCGAGAGGTTGTGGGTTCGACCCCCACCAGAGCCGTCATCAGTGTCCGAGTTGGTCTAAGGAGCCAGACTTAAGATCTGGTGTGCGCAAGCACTCGTGGGTTCGAACCCCACCTGATGAAAACCTATACTTCATAAAATCTACGCCTATTACTAGATGGAATTTATGAAATATAACTGGGATGATGATTCTCGTCACGTATATGTGACCCTGGTCGTTAAAGACTATCCGACCGAGGGTGTGACGCTCGATGATCTCGCGCCGAAGATCCAGGAGATAAGGGAAAAGGCCGACTCGCTGACCATAAAGGTCGATCTGCACGGCGCGGGGCTCATAGGCGTCGAGAGGATCCGGGCGATCATCAAGCTGTGCATCGACGTCACCGAGTACACTCGCGAGGATGACATTCTTCGCCATATCCACGTGACCGGGGCGGGGTTCCTTTTCAGGGTGATCTATGCACCGATCAGCGTCGCGATTCCCAAGTACTTCCGCGACATGATCGTGTTTTTATAAGGTCAGGATTTGGTAGTAATGGATTGGCTCAGGTTCGATCCGGACCCGGAAGCTGGAATTCTCCGGGTCGAAATCTTGGTAGGTCGACTCATCGAACTCCAACCGGCCACGCTCGAAGAGACTGATGAATTTTGTAAAGAAATTTACCCAATCCTTGACAAAATTACTCGAACGTGTCTGACCCATGATCTCAAACAGGTATGTACGGCCAATATGGAAGGAGTCGATATGACCGGTATCAAACCCGTGACTATGATGCGTATAATCTGGAACATCTACGAACACACCAAGTCGTGTATTTTGCTTGATAAATGCGAAGTCCATGGGGGCGGGTCCTTCTTCAACACACTGGTCGACGCGGTCAAGGGGTTCTTGCCTCTCTTTATGCGGAACATGATCGTGTTAATTCCTGGTGAAAATTATGTGAACTCCCCAGTAGATGAAGATTGATCATATATATTGTTTAAATCTTGAAAGATCAGTGGAGCGCAG